AGTTACCTGATCAAGGTCTGTTATAGGAATGATGGTACGGGTAGGAGTTTCCAGCTCTATTTCTCCTGCTACCTCAACTTCATCTTTTACAGGTGTAACAACTGGTCCATTGGAATAATCAACAGGAATATCATTCTGCTCGGCTTCAATCTCAGCCATCATAGAAATCTCTTCTGCTCTCTTCTTAAGAGCTTCCTGATTTTCTTTCTGGAGTTGCTGAGTTGTAATGCCGGTAAGATCTCCTGGGCGCTTTCTAGGTGCTGCCATTCTATTCTCCAAATTTAGTGTCTCGTGTATTAATTAAATTATATAAGAAAACCCTGCCCATAACAGGCAGGGCTTCCGTATGATAAGTAAAACTTATGTGCTTAGTTAGTAGATGCAATAACTACAGAAATGTCAGTGATAAGACCTAGACCCCAAATAGCATACCATGCAAGAGCGTGCTCACGTCCGAAGTCAAGAATACCACCATCACGCAATTCAACAGGAAGAGAAATAGCATGTCCGAATGCATTGTCTCCGATGAAGATGGAGTCATAACGGTTAGCATTTCCGTTACCAGTTGTTACACCGTTGGTTGTTGTATCTGTTGTCCAACCAGCTCCGGCACCATTGGTAACATTGCGAACCTGAGTTGTCTCGATAAATACGACATCGTTTAGGCGTCCGATCTCACCAAGCATAAAGTTACCTGGGGCTGCATACTTAGTCATCTCAATGAACTGAGGGTCATTACGCAGCCAGCGGCTCTGGTGAGGGTGAACGAAACATACATAGGTTTCACCAAGACGAGGCACGTTCTTTGTTGCCAGTGTCTCGACTGCGTCATATACAACCTGGGAAGTCAGGTTGAAGTCACCAGTCATAGAGACATTAGATGTACCAGGAGTACCTACGTTGTAGAATACCTGGTTGTTGATTGCGCCGGAATCCTTCTGGTATCCGAAGATCTGTGAAGAAGCCTGAAGCAGAGTGTTACGAGCAGATACGTCCAGATAGGTAGCCATGTTACGACCCAGAAGACGGGAGGCAGATGCCATAACATCGTCAAAGGAGGCGTTAAGCAGAAGCTCAGACACGGCTACAGCATATCCCTGCTCAGCAACGGTGATACTGAACTGGCTGGCTGTAAGTGGAGCAGTCTGCATACGGATACCTTCAACAAGCTGGGCAGCATTACCCAGGTTGTTGTAACGCATGAAGTTGATGGTAAGACCTGGTGTAACTCCTAATTCAGTCTTCTTTACTGCGAATTGCTCGAAACGCAAAATCGGCATTGCCTGAAACAGGATCTCTTTTGACCAGATCGTCTGAATAGCTGGAGATAGCGCAGAACTACCACCAGGATAAGATGTTGGAGCACCGGAGATATTAGGTGTGCCCGTAATTGCTGAACCAGCCATATTTAGTCCTTATCGATTATATGGGTTCGGGCACTAGCCGTACCCAGTGTATTTAGATTATCCGAAAATACCACGAGATCTCGCGGCATCATTTCCGGCAAGTCCCGATTCCTTACGGAACTTAGCGTACTCAGCCATGGACATATTATTGATATCTTCTGGCGTGTAAGTCTTTTGATTCATAGAACCTTCAAGAGGTCCCAATGCTGTATACCCTGTAGGGGAAACTCCTCTTAAGCTAGGAGTCTGCTGCTGACGTGCTTGAGCTACTTCATCCGCGATGGACTGTGTAGCAATCTTTGCTTGTGCTATAGCGTTATCGATTTGTTCCTGAGTATCACCTACGATGAAACTGTGGAATTGTGGAGCAATGTCATCAGCATTTGCCTGTAGCTGGGAATTTCTGTAGTCTACAAGATCATTATATGCTCTTTCCTTGGCCAGAGCAGCACGCTCCAGATCTCTTTCACTCTGTAGCTGACTGAATCGCTCTTCCCAAGTCTGTGTTGTTTCTGCCAGTTTGGCCTCAAGGAGTGCCTTTGCGGACATCTCCTCTTCTTTCTTCTTTGTCTCCGCAGCTAGTTTTTCATCCTGCTTACGCTGTACTTCGGCAAGTTCCTGAGCCTTCTGATCCTGAATATCCTGAAGAGTCTTCTGTGCGGATGAGAACTGATCCTTCAAAGACTTGATATCAGCATAGAGCTTGTCCTTCTCTTCCTGTCGCGCCTTTGCAAGATCATCCGCTGAGAATGTTCTCTCACCAGTTGCACCATGCTGAAAAGCGGCTGGGGAAGGTGCAGCACTCTGGGCACCATTGCCCTGTGGATTTGGGGACTCAATTGTTGCAGGTGGTACTGGAACTGTCATTTTTATTATCTCCTAGAATTAAACTTGATGTTTTCCGAATATGTCCCGTGTCAATTTACTTAAATGTGTGCGTTAATTATCGTCTGTCGGAAGCTGTCTTGTACCTAGCTTTGTTCCGTATGCATTGACCACAGCTTCACGCAAAGCTGTCATAGAACCCACCCCATCAAGATCTTGCAGATCAATCTTATTTATGGTTCCCGGACCACCAGAAGGCGGTACAGGATTTCCTAGGGCATCTTCACCGGTCTCAGCTGGTTCAGAAGTACCATCAGGCTGTGGAGTCATGCCAGTCAATTCCAGAATTACGGAATCAATCTGCGTTCTCAGCATACGTAGAGCACCATCACGAATTGCATCCTCATGCAGTTCATCATAGATTTCCTGAAGTTTATCATCAGGGAACTGTTCCCCTAGATCCTTCAGTGCGCCTCTGCGTGATTCAAGATCCATATTCATCATTGCGCTGATTTCATTCAACTTGACCAGTCTGTCCACAGGCAGTGGAGAAGGCCAGTCTATATCGCTGAAATAAACCAATGGGTCTCTTGGATCAAGGGCCAAAGGCTGCCCGTCTTGTATAATCCCTTCGGTATCAGGATCATACAAAGTCGCTTCAGGTTCAAAAATAAAGAGCGTCTTTAATGCCAGCTCATTTATTTTTTGTAGTCCCTTACCATATTGTATCTTCTTTAGTTCAAACTTTTGCATTAAAGGAAGGAATTGCATTGCAAGAGCAACACCTGAAGTATTTGAAATAGCCTGACTCTGACCAAGCGCGGACTCTGGTACACCGGTCATCTCATGCATGGCTACCTTGAGCATATTGAGTGCATCTAAGGGACCCTCAAGCTCTACACCGTTCTCAAGGTTGTTAACCGTTACATCTTTATTTCCTATGGACCATACGCGGTTGGTTCCCTTTTCCAGCTGAGAAGGCTTAGCGCCGATTACTACTGTGATAGGGGCAGCGTGATAATTAACGATGTCAGCGATATCCGTAGCTGTTTCGTTGTACTGACGATTAAGAGAGATAAGATTCTGCACATCGGACATTCCCCAGGGAGATCCGGAAGCAGGGTGATTGGCTATGTGTACTATCGGTATAACCCCAAGAGCATTGGGACGTTCATCGATCAGTTCATCATTTACATACTCTCGAATAATATCCGAACGTATTAACTCGGTGTATGTGTATACGCTACGGGTTCCCTCAGTATTGGTTCCCCAGAAACGGTACTTGAGTTTGAACTCCAGCAGACGATCCCTGTCATGCGGATGCCAGGTAGGGAAGCAGTAGGCTGAATTGAGCGGGAGAATACGTACTCTACCTGCATGGAAGTTTCCTGCCTCATCTGTCCACGCCGATTCATAGGCGACCTTGACAAAGGAGTCTCCTGATACTCCGCCCTGCTGTCCCATCTCCCAGGTAACAGCCTTCATGCTATTGTCCTGCTGCCAGATTCTCTTCAGCAGCGCAGGAACAATGTGGTCGTACTGCTTAACTGTATCGAATGAGATACCTCTGGAGAAACAGAAACTGTTGATATAGTCCGCAAAAGCCTGCACGTAATTGAAAGTAAGTTGCGGGTCACCGAATTCACGACGAGTTCCCCAGTGATGGCCCAGATACCATGCCCAGTATTCTGCATATCTGTTAAGTCTTGGTCCATGCATTTCAAATTCTTCATCAGAAAGCTCAACAAGACCCAGCGGGCTAATAGCAATCGCAAGGTCTGATGCTGCGGCTCTCATAGATGGGGAGTAGAAAGTCATTGACATTTATTTACGTCCTGTATTATTCGCCGAATTAGTATCTCTAAGGTACAGATTACCACATTTAATTGAATTCAACAGTGAAAGTACAGCTCGCACTGGCTATAAGACTCAAAGGTGTTGTTCCTGTAAAAGCTATAGCAGGCTCTGTTGGTGCACTGTGGTTTCTGAATGTTCTTGTGGTTCCGGCAGGAATAACATAGTTGTTATCCGCTGATACTACGGCAGCAGTGCCGTCCAGTCTGGCCCACAGCACAGCGGAAGCGGAAGTATTGGTCAGCGTTACAGAGCTGTACCAGGCGGTGTTGGAAAAATCGGCAGCTGTACCTGTTGCTGTATCGGAGTGAACTCTTACAGATAATGTCATGGCAGATCCTTAAGATACGTATACAGTGAAAG